CGCTAGGCTCACGAAAACGAACAAGACAGTCAAACAAAGATGGTATAGGCGTTTCGGATATGAGAAACAGGTCAATCAGGAAGACGGCAAAGAGGGAATCATTGGGTTTCAGCAGCGCGCGACTGATATTATCTACATGCACGACTACTACAGGAAATCGAAATGGTACGGCGTCCCGAAGTCGATCACGTCTCTTGGCGAGGTGCTTTCCCTCATAGGTATACGAGACTTCCATCTGGGCTTTCTACGGAATAACGGCGTTCCTGCTTATATGGTGCAAGCAAAGGGCCAGTGGGATTCGTCCAATGTCCTCAAGGCGATCAAAGAGTTTATGAATAAGGGTGTATTACGAGGCGGGGAATCATACGCTACCCTGGTCTTGGAAGTTCCTGGCGGGGAAGAAAATGGATTAACATTTGAACCGCTGACCGTTAAGTATGGAGAAACTGGTAACACATTCCGGGTGTATAAAAAGAGCCTGCAGGAAGATGTATTGAGTGCGTATTCTATGCCGCCCTACAGGATAGGGATTGCAGAGGTCGGCAAGCTGGGCGGGACCAACATTATCCCAGCTACGAAGATATATAAGAATGCAGTGGTGAGTCCGTTGCAGATGAGTCTCGAAGAGATGATCAACATGGTTCTGCGAGAAGGCTTAGGAGTGGAGTCATACCGGTTCGATCTGAATGAGATGGACGCCAGCGACGAGATCACGCCACAGGACATTGACAGGCTGAGGCGCACCGCCGTTATAACAGCAAATGAGGGACGGATGCTACTAGAGCAAAAGACGCCGATGGAGTTAGCGCCATACGAGACAGGTGATATATTCCATATCGAACAGAATTTGATTCAGGAGGGCGAGGTTGAGCCTTCAACTGACGGGTCGGGGGGATGATAGAATGGCAGAGAAGCAATCTAAGTACGAAGGGCCGACATTGGCTGATATATTAGGAGAAAACGGTAACCATTTAGGCGGTCTATATGATGACCCCGTTGAGCCGCTTGCTAGATATAGTGATTCGGCGCTTGAATGGTTGGATAGATGCAATGCCATTCGTATCGCGCCTCCGAATTACCGAGGCTTATATGTTGTCGATGGAGAATCTTAGCCCATGTGTCAGAACGCAGCATTACATAAAGAACTCGGAATTGAGCCAGGCGTTATCACTTTACCTGCCCACATGCAAAAGGGCGAATCAGACGAGGTGCGCTCTCTCAAGCGCAAGATCCGCCGGAAGATGATCGAAGCGGAGCGCGAACTGCTCCTGGCGGTGAACAAATGGATCAAGGCACTGACTGAGCAGGTGATGGAGGGTTACGACACAGCGGAAGATACAACGATATTCAAGGCTGATGGCGTGGATATATTCGTTGAGGGTCTGGTTGACTGGGAGCTTGCCGTTACTGGCGGTATCGCTATCACGAAGCCTGCTATATCGAATGCTTTTGGCGCTGGCGGTAATATAGCCTTTGACCTGGTGGGATTCGTGCCATTTCCGTTTGATCCGCTGAAGGTAGCCTCCGCAGCTCTCGTCGATGACATCTGCTCCAATATGGTGACGGCTGTTACTGACGAGACTAAACGAGCGATCAATCAGGTTATCAGGAAGGGTATTGAACAGGGCAAAAGCAGATTAGCAATCGGTAGGGAACTTAGGCCAAAGGTAGGGCTTTCGCAACAGATGATCGGATGGTCTGCAAATAGGGAAGAGCAGCTTTTGATAGATGGCTTTTCACGAGCTCAAGTTGATAAGAAGATAGCCGCCTATGAGCGTAAATTACACCGTATCCGTAATGAGAGCATAGCAAGGACAGAATCCGCCAGAGCGATGAACGCGGGACAGCTACAGGGTTTCGCTGAGGCTGGTGTTGAGAAGGTGTTTTGGTTCGCTCTGTTTGATAGATGCCCTATATGTGACCCGCACGATGGGGAAGAGTTTACTATAAGAACTAGTCAAGGAGTGCTTCCGTTCCATGTACAATGCAGGTGCATGTGGTTGACAGAGAAGTTTGCAAGCCAAGGGCCGAAGCTGGCGGCGTAGGGGAGGAAGATGGAACAGTATAAACCTATATCGGACAGTAGGAGCCAGCTAATTGGACACATAGCCGCAAGTAAGGACGCTGTCGGCGTTAGAGGTTTTGCAACGATTGATTTTTTCACCGATGATGGTGTTTTGTATATGACTCTCCGTTGCAATCTGGAAGACTTGGAAGTTAAAGATGGCCAGATTATATTGGATGATGCTACAGAGGACTATACAATAAAGGCGTTCGCGCCTATAGAGGAATCGCGATGAAACGCATCGAAGATCTAATACCAATCGAAGAACTAACACAGGACGATGTAACAAAAGCCGAGTCCGCTGATCTGCTAACGTATCGCTTGAAGTTCTGCCAAGTATTCAAGAAACGGGAGCGGGCGAATAGGCCTACAGATATGATGCTGCCTGGGTATGCGTTTGTGACGGCGGAAATGAAAGATCGCGGGCTGGTCTGGAAATCGCAAGAGATTGATCTGGAGTTATTTCGAGCGCGGATAGCGGTTGGATTGAAGCTGCGTATCCCGGACGAAGATAACGAATTGGAGGAAGAGGAGGTCATCGAAGACGCTCCTGATATAGAGAAAGAAGCAGTAGGCGTAAGTATCATATCCAAATCGGATGATGATGAACGTATAGTGTTCGGCGTGGTTTACGAGCCGGATGAAGAGGACACACAGGGCGATTACGCCACAGCGGAAGAGATACGAAAGGCCGCATACAGCTTCATGGAGAACGGCCAGACGTATCACGTTATGCACAAAGGCGCTGAGGTGCCTGTATGTGTCCTGGAGTCCTATCTTGCTCCTGTCGAGTTCCAGATGGGGGAAGAGACGGTTAAGAAAGGAACGTGGTTGCTAGGGTCCAGGATTCCCGAAGGGGAGATGTGGACCGATATAAAGTCCGGCGAACTGGCCGGGTATTCGATGGGCGGCACCGGGGACAGGGTATAGAGTCGCAAGTTCTAAGCTGTAGTTGAGATCGCTATAGGGCGGATGCTCAAGCTGATAGTTAGAAGCTAACAGTTTGAGTGTCTGCCCTTTTTTTGTTGGATTTTTCGCAACCTTACGCTAAAGAGCGTGGAGGTAATTATGAAGAAGAAGAAGCAGTTGAAAAACATGGACATCGAGGAGGTCAGTCTTGTGGACAGGCCTGCCAACAAACGCAAGTTTCTGCTTATTAAGCGAGAAGACGGCGAAGTTACTGAATTGACGATCAAGACTGACGGTACTTCCGATGGTACGACCTTATCCGTGAACGGCGAAGAGGCAGACGATCTCAAAAGCTTCTGGTTTTCATTATGGCCCCCAGATGATTTCGATCAGGGCATGATGATGGGAAGCTATACCGTATCGGAGACGGACGGAGCCGAGTTTGATCAAGAGATAACGTTTAATCTGAAGAAAGGAATGAACACGATGAAACTCGAAAAGCTACTGAAAGAGCTGAAGGTAGATCCTGCAACTCTGAGCGAAGAGCGCACAGCAGAACTGGAGTCCCTGTTGAAGTTTATCCCACTGATGCCGCCAGAAGACGGAGCCAGTGCTTTGAATATCATCAAGGCGTCATTGGTTAAAGAAGAGGCTCCTGCGGAAGGCGATCCTCCTGTTGAGGATGAGACTCCAGAGACTGAGGAAATGGATCCTGGGAAAGCGGCGGAGATCAAGTCCGCTATGGAACAGCTTAACGGGATGCTTCCTGAAGGCGAGAGATCCATACTGAAGACGGCGGAACCGGACAAACAGGATCTTATCCTGGCCGCTATCGCTGGGCTGAAGAAGGATGAAGGAGATCCACCTGATTCTACGGCCGATATTCTCAAGCGGCTGGTGAAAGTGGAGGAGACGACTGGCGGTGGCTCTGATTCTGATGACGACGACAGTACAGACGTTACGCTTACTGCTGATGAAAATCTGAAAAAGCACGGGACGAAATACCCAAAGCTTCAGCGCAGTTGGGGCTTGACGTTTTTGCAGAATGAATAAATAGGGAATTTCCCCTGTTTTGTATATAAATAGAGGTGAAGATCATGTTATCAAATCAAAACCTTCTGAGGAATATCGGTAAAGACCAATTCATGAAGGCCACTGTATCGTTGCCAAACATTGAGCTTGAAGCAGACGAGGCCGATGCGTTTATAGATGTTATCGTTGACGAATCGCTCCTTTTCAAAACTGCAAATTTTATCAGGATGACTAAGAACGTGAAGAATCTGCGGCATCTTGGCATTTCTGATCGCATCCTGTTCTCCGGAACACTTACTCCATCTGACTATCTGACAGAGTTGGATGAAAATCTGATCCAGTTACAAGCAAAGAAGCTCGTTGGCGTGCTAGTTATAGATGACGACGACCTTGAGGATCTGCCAGAAGGTCCAGGTTATTTCGATCACGTCATGGATATGGCTGCAAGGAAGATCAGTAATGAGCTTGAGGAAGTTGCTTTGCTGGGAGATACCGGGACTCAGAGCGGCTTCGGAGCTAAGGACGCACGCAAACAACTTGACGGTTGGTTTAAGCAACTGGATAATAGTCAGAGCGGTGAGACTTACGAAAACACCGTAACTGGATCGGCTGTGATGCTAGATGCGTCGAATATTATAA